GTGGCCGCACGCTGGAGATCGTCAGCATCCTTGAGCACGGCAATCGCACCGAGCATGAGCTTCTGTGCCAGGAGGCGATCTGATGGCCTTCATCTCGATCACAGTGGACTCCACAGACTTGAAGTCCAAGACCGAGCAGCTGCGGAACCTGTTCGGCCAAGACGGCCGTGCGGGGCTTGCTGCCACGCTGGAGGCGGCACTGGAGAAGGCCATCTGGCCGGCGTATCTGCGGCTGCGAGAAGTCACGCCCGTGGGCCCCACCGGCAATCTCAAGCGGGCTGCCCACTACAAGACGGTCGCATATCCAAAGAGCGGGGCGGCCGTTGGCCTGATTGGATACCGCCAGTCGCAAAAAGAGCGTGGCACCGCCACCGCTGGCAGCGTGCGGATTGGCAAGGAGCGGGGCTTTCATCAGTGGTGGCTGGAGTTCGGGACGAAGGAGCGAGTCGTTACCAAGCTCTCGGACAAGCCCTACCAGCGAAAAGCGCACACCCGGCGGATGAAGTCTGGCAAGGTGGCCAACATCAGCGGCCACCAAGTGAAGGGCCAGGGGGCCGTCATCGCTTCCAGCCTGGCCGCCCGTGGGCCGTTCGACATCTACCCCGACGGCAGCAAGTCGCAGCCCTACGCTTTTTTCATGAAGGGCAAGAAGGGCCAGCAGGCTATCCGCCTGCCCGCTGTCCCGCCTGGTGGTCGTGGAGGCCGCCCGCCCGTGCAGACCGCCTTCGAGCAGACCAAGGGGCAGGTGGCCGAGATCCTGCGGCGCGAGCTCAGCATCTCGATAGAGGCCGCCATCTCCAAGATTACGCAGTCCAGCACCGGCACCATCAGCGGCATCATCGGAGGCTAGCCATGCCACTCAAGTCACCTGAGCAGCTGCTGGCCAACGCCCTGGTGGCCGACCCCGCCGTGGCGGCCGTCGTGGGCCAGCGTGTCTACCCCGTCGTGGCACCGGCCTCGGCATCGCTGCCGTTCATCACCTGGCGTCGTACGGGCATCCAGCGGACGCAAACGCTATCCGGCCCGATGGGAATGGGCGTCGTGCTGCTGTCGGTGGACGTGTACGCCGAGACGTACGGCGAGGCCCGGGACATCGCCGACCGATGCCGCTCGGTTCTGGATGGGTACGGCACGGCTGTGGAAAACTACGTGAGCGTTCGGAACGTGTCTCTGGACACGGAATCGGACGGCGTGGTGCAGCTGGCGGGAGGCGACTTGCCGCCGATTCTCACGGTTAACCAACAGTACTCGATCCTCTGGCAGGAGATATAAGCGATGCCTTTCGAGACGCCGCATGATGGTGTGGGTACGGTGGTGACGTGGCCCACGACCGCCACGCGATACACCGTCACGAACATCGTCGTGTCGTTCACCGACCCGGCGGCCGAGGACGAGAAGATCAACGTGGCCCACCTGGGCCAGACCGTCGGTGAAACTGCCAGGACTCTCGACCTGCCGCTGGCCGGCTCTGCGTCTGGCGACACCGGCCGCACGGTGCAGTTCGACTACGTCGGCACCACCCTCATCAACGACAAGTCCACTGGCACGCTTGCCATCACCGTGGGCGGCACCTCGCTTTTGAGCAAGGGCGGCACGGTGCAGAGCTCCACGCTCACGCTCGCCACCAACGATGCCATCCGGGGCCAGGTGACGATTCGCATTGATCGTTAAGCCTGACGGAGGCCCGTCATGGCTACGTACGCAGCGGGCGTCACGGCGACGTGGGACGGCGTGTCATTTGGTGAGATCACCGAGCTGCGCGTGACTCACGGCGGCTCGCTGCCGCTGGCTCGTGCGAGTACGTGGACGCTTGACGTTGGCACTATAGAGATATCGTGCCTGACGACTGCGAACATCTCGACGGCCAAATACGCCAAGCGTGCTGCGGTTTCGATTGGCGGCGGCGGCCTTGCCTACTCCGGCACCGCCGTGCTTGAGAAGTTCACGCTTCAGGGCATTGCCAATGACGTGGCACGGTACACCGTCACGTTAAGGATCCAACCCTAGGAGATGCCATGGCTCTGACTGTTCAAGAACTCGCCGCCCAGATTCTCGCCTCGGACGATCTGTCCGTGCTCAAGGTGACGGTCAAGGAGTGGAAGGACGCCAGCGGTAAGCCGCTGGTGCTCGGCATCCGTGTGATGACCGTCGAGGAGCGGGACTCCTACGAGAAGGAGTGGATCGGCAACAAGGAGCGAGGCATCGACAACTTCAGGACGAAGTACCTGGCCCGCTGCCTGTGCCATCCCGAAAGCGGCGAGCGGCTCTTCGACGAGCAGGGCATCGAGCAGCTCGCGAAGAAGTCGTCGGCCGTCGTGTCGAAGCTCTTCGAGAAGGCGATGAAGCACAACAACATGACCGAGAGCGATGTGGAGGAACTCGCAAAAAACTAAAGGCCCGGCCGATGCGGAGGTTTCTTTTCCGCCTCGCCGGGCACTTAAAAATGACGGTGCGGGAGTTGTCTCGCCGCATGGATTCGCAAGAGCTCAGTGAGTGGGTGGCCTTCACTCGCTACTACCACGCTCTCCCGGATCCGTGGCAGCAGACAGGTTTGCTCACCAGTGCCGTGCTCGCACCGTACAGCGAGAAAGGCAAAGCACCGAAGGCGTCCGATTTCGTTCCGACCGAGAAGCCACCGCAGACATCAGAGGAGATGGCCCGAGAGCTGGCAAAGCTCACCGGCATCTTTGAGCAGTAGCAGCCATGGCCACCATCCTCTCACTTGCGATGAAGGTTTCCGCCGACGCCTCTGGCGTGGTGAAGAACTTGACGCCGGCCGAGCGGGCGTTGGAGAAGTTAGGGCAGCAGGCCGACAAGACTGCCGAGGTTTTTGCGCAGTTCGCAAAGACCAACGAAGCCGCTTCACGGGTCTTGCTTCAGTCACGAACAGATTTTGCGTTCCTGAATAGTGCTCTCAAGACGGGCCAGATAACTGCGAAGCAGTTTGCTGATGAGTACGCCAAGCTGAAGGCTGCAGCAGAAAGCACGTCTGCTGCGTTTAAAGAAGGACTTGAGGTTCAGAGGCAGTACGGCAACGAAATCGTTAATCGGTCTGCTGAGGTGGATCGTCTTGTTGAGTTGTACAAGCTCGGGGCGATTGATCTCGACGCACTGAATAATGCCACCATTGAAGCCCTCGGCCTTGACGAGAAGGCGACTGAGTCGGCTAAGCAGCGTGCCGACGAGTACGCGAGGCTTCAGGTAGAAGCCGACGCCATTCGCAAGGCAAACCTGACCGCTCAAGAAGAGTTCAACCAAGCCGTTGGCCGGGCAGCGGTTCTGCGTGACCAAGGCGTCTTGACTGAGGAGCTTTACACCCGAGAGGTAGGGCGGCAGGCGGCGTTGTTTGCTAAGTCGACCGCTGCAGCTGACGGATTCGGGAAGTCGATTGATAAAGCCGCAAAGAATGGGCTGAAGCTCAATGAGTTGTCTGGCATCTTGTCTGTGTTGCCCGGCCCACTTGGCAACATCGCCGGCCGGCTGTCTGGCATCTCCAGTGCCGCCCAGGGATTGCAGCGGGTGTTTACCGGGGACATCTACACCAGCCTAGCCTCGCTCGGCTCGGCGGCTGCGTCAGTCATCACTCCGTTCACTGCCGCCGCTGCTGCCGCCGCTGCGTTCGGGGCCGCGGCCGTGGCCGTGGGCAGAAACCTGCTGACGCTTGAGGCCGAGGTGGAGCGGCTGACGCAGTTGGCATCCCGGCTCGGCGTGTCGTTCGATTTTATCCAAGTTCTGCAGGTGGCCGCCGTGAAGACGGGCACCAGCGTTGACGAGTTGGGCAGTTCGTTCAACCGTTTTCTGAAGTCGGTAAATGATGCCCGCACCGGATCGAGTGCCGCCGTGTCGGCGTTCGGAGACCTGGGCATCTCTGTCGATCAGGTTCGCTCTGCCACGCCAGAGCAGCTGTTCACGGACGTGGCCGCTGCACTGCTGCAGATTGACGATCCGGCCCGTCGTGCTGCGGTTGCCCTGCAGCTGTTCGGTAAGGCTGGACTTGAACTGCTGCCGGTGTTTGACGAACTGGCGACGGCACGCGAAGAGCTCGAGCGGCTCGGTGCCGCAATCTCTGACAGGCAGCGAG